TCCCTAAACACGATGAACAAGTTCGTGAAGCAGACGCTCGGACCGTCCTTCACGCGCATGTTCAAAGACGTAGCTCCCACGATCAAGCCGCTCACGGACGGATTGCTCGGACTCGTAAAGAACATGCTCCCCGGATTCGAGGCTCTCGTTAAAGCGTCGAAGCCGTTCCTCGAAGGTCTCGCGAGCGCGCTTCCGGGTCTCGGAACCTCGTTGAGTATGTTCTTCGGTCTCATCTCTTCCGCTGGTCCGGAATCGACGCTGTTCTTTAAGGACTTGATCGGTTTCATCGGCTTCATGATCGTTCAATTCGGTATGGCGATTGCCGCTACCGCGAAGTTCTACGGAGTTGTTCGTAACTTCTTCACCTCGATTCCCGGATGGACATCGGCCGCGATCGGATGGTTCAAGAATCTAGGTACGCAGATATCCGGGTTCGCCTCCGGCGTTGGTTCGTGGTTCTCGAATGCCGCATCGAATGTGGGTTCCTTCTTCTCCGGATTGTGGTCCTCGATCTCCGGCTTCTTCGGAAGTATCGCATCGTGGTTCGCTGCACTCCCCGGAAGGTTTACGGCGTGGCTCTCTGGCGTATGGAGTGCGATTTCCGCATGGGGAACGAGCGTCGGTAACTTCTTCTCCGCGCTACCGGGCCGGATCGGCGCGTTCCTCATGGCTCTTCCGGGAGTCCTGCAAAATGCCTTCTCGACGGCAATGCACGCGGCGCTATTCGCAGTCGGCTACGCGATTGGCTCGATCATTAAGTTCTTCATCGAGCTTCCGGGGAAGGCGCGCTCCGCCGTCTCTTCGCTGTGGTCCGCGATCTCCGGCGCGTTCAACTCCGCAAAGTCGAACGCGATCAACGCGGGAACCGCGCTCGTGAACGGAGTCATCAACTTCTTCCGCACGGCACCCGGAAAGGCTCGCGCCGCGTTCGCTTCGCTGTGGTCGAGCATCTCCGGAGCGTTCTCGTCCGCGAAGACGAATGCGCAGAATCAGGCGACGTCGCTCGTGAACAACGTCACGAACTTCTTCCGGCAGCTTCCGGGCCGTGCGCGCTCCGCCGTCTCTTCGCTGTGGTCGAGCATGTCCGGCGCGTTCTCCTCCGCCGTCTCCGCCGCGCGCTCGAAGGCGAACGAACTCGTGAACGGCGCGATCAACTACCTCCGGAGCCTTCCGGGGAAGGCGCGCTCCGCAGTCTCCGGTATCAAGTCGAGCATCCTCGGAGTCTTCTCCGGTGCCGGCGGATGGCTTCGTTCTGCCGGCGCGGCCATCATGGACGGTCTCGCGGCCGGCATCCGGGCGGCCGTGGGCCGCGCGATCTCCGCCGCAGTCGGCGCGATGAAGTCCGTCCTGAACGGCGCGAAGTCCGCTCTCGGCATCTCGTCTCCGTCGAAGGTGTTCCGGGATCAGGTGGGTAAGTGGCTCCTCCCCGGAGCGATGGTCGGCGTGAAGAAGACGATCCCTCTCGCGCGTCGTCGCATGGCGGACGCTGTTCGCGCCATCGTTCCCGCCGTGACTCCGGGCGGAGCCGGCCGCGCCGTCGGGCCGGCGTACACGACGGCAACCGGCACGACGTACCAATTCGCGGCCGGATCGGTCGTGCTCGATGCCTCGAAGATGAAATCTATCGAGGACGTTGTTAACCTCATCGCGGGAATGCAGCGCGGAGCGCGTACCGCATACGCGGCTAGGTAGGAGGCGGAATGGCTACTCCATCGGAGAACGCGCGGAAACGCGCTCGCGCGGTGAAGAGTGCGTACGACGGTCCGGTTACGGTCTCCACGCCGAACGGGGAAGTTCAGATCGAATCGCTCGACGTGACGGAGGACGGAACGCGCTCGCGCGTCGAAGTCGTGGTTTCCGGCGCGGAAGGCGGGGATCCGAACTTCGTCATCGTCAACCCTCCAACCCTCGTTCCGGATCCCGCCGGAGACGTAGCGGTTCGCGGGCAGCTATACCGGGAAGACCCGATCGCGGCCGTCGCGTACGTGATCGCGGAACACGGCGGAGCGACGGCGAAGCAGAAGGACACGCGGAGGGGACGTCGATGACTGTCACGATCGTATTCGGCAAGACATCGGACGGGTACCTCTACTCGTACGATGCCTCGCAGACAAACGCGCGGAATGGGCCGGCGGACGGCGTTGCCGGCGGGAACGCTGCGTTCGTCGGCCGGAATAACAACGATGGACAGTTCGCCGCGTTCCTCGGATATGTCGGGTACGACTACCCGGCGATTCCCGCAACCGACGTGGTCACCGCTGCGGCCGTGCGTCTCTACGTGGCGAACCTCCTTTCCCCGTCTTTCGCACAGGATCTCGTGTGGCGTGGCTTCGCGTGGTCCGGCTCCGGCCTTCAAGTCGCGGACTGGCGAAACCCGACGCAGATTGCGGCGCTCCGGAACGACGGTCTCGTCCACATCCTCTCCGGCGCGAAGGCGCAATTCGTTCAGGCTTCCTCGGACGAGTTGCTCGCGGCGATGCGGCCGGCAACGTCAATGGAGCATCTCGTCCACACGAGTAACAACCTCGCGGGAGCGTCTCCGACGCGGGACGAAGCCATCGCCTTTTCGACGGCCGACGAAGCGGGGACGACGTTCGATCCGCAGATGGTTTACACGAGTGTTCCCCGCTCGACGCTCTTCGGGGTTCTCGGCGCACAGGTGGAACTCTCCGACGGGTGGGCATGGCTCGAATCCAACGGAGCCGCTACGCCGACGATCAATCTCAAATACCGTCCCTTCGGCTCCGCCACCGTGACCACGATCGGCGCGATTCCCGTCGGCACGGCCGTGAATCAGTTCGCCGTTCCCGGCGGGTATCAGGCACTCGCGCTCGTTGCCGATCCCGCCGGCAACCTCGCCGTTCTCGGTTGCTACTCGCAAGCGGAGAACTCGCTCGCGATCCTGCCGTTTCAGCGCGGATCCGGTACGACGTGGACCGTGAAGCCGATGCGCTCAACGGCGATGCCGACGTACGGCGCGGCGATCAATCAGGTTGTGGCGACGTGGCACCCGTACGGCTCCGGCTCGATCGTCGCGTTCGTGGGTCATCTAGGATCGGCCGGCGACTCCGTCGCGCACAACGAGACACAACACGCGATCTTCGACTTCGCTCCGCTTCTCGCGAACACGGGAAACGGACTTCGCGGCTCCGGCTATTCGCTGCCCGCTCTTGGGTACACGGTTCCACATTCGGACTACTTCAACGGATGGCACAACGAGACCGGCAACGGGATGGATCTCGCGTCCCCGTCGCAACAAGGCGGGAGCGCGGATCAGGCGTACTTTGCTTCCTTCGGCGGGGATCAGAATCTCGGAGACAACAAGCGCATTCATGAGGGTTGGTACATCATGAATGGAACGTCTACGGGTTTTCAGTGGACGAAGCTACAGGAGATCGGTTCGTACGCCCGGAAGGATGCCGGCGGTAAGGTCCGCGTCGTTCCCGTTTCCTCGCAAGCTGCCGCGTTCATCACGACCGACAGCGATGCGGGATGGGGAATGACGGTTCGCGTTCGGAACCACACGGGGACGGACTCGACGTCGATCGGCTCCTTCATTTACGGTGACGACATCCCGTCTCTGAATGATGGTCCCGCGCTCGCGCAGTCCCCGGCATGGGATGCCGTTTACAACGAGATCGAGAACAAACTCCACATCTACTACGTCGATAAGAACGATGCCGGCCGCGTCCGTCGTACCGCGATCGATCTAACCACAATGGGCCGGACGATGACGGAAACGCTCGTGTACGACGATGCGGGAGCCGGAGTCGTTCAGGCCATCCGCGTTCAGCGGAACGCCGGAGTTGGGCAGACAACGCTAGTCTCCATCGCGATCAACACGGCCGGCGTTCTCTCCACTCAGTACGTCGTGGACACGTTCAACATCGCGCCGACTGCTCCGACACTCGTCACGCGGGCGAACTTCGACGCGTCCACGGCCGCGAACTTCGATTGGGATTTCAACGATCCCAACGGGGATGCGCAGTACGCATACCAACTCGAAATCTCGAACGTCGCAACGGGAGTCGTGGTTCTCGACACGGGGAAGACGGTCTCCGCCACCTCGAACCGAACCGTCGCCGGCAACACGATCCCGAACGGCGCGGATTACCGTTGGCGCGTCAAGACGTGGGATCCGTCCGACGTCGAGTCTCCGTGGTCCGGGTACGGCACCTTCACCACGTCGGCCGGCGGAACCGTCACGATCACCACGCCGGCAACCGATAACCCGCTGAACGTCATCACGGACGATCTCCCGATCGCGTGGAATGTCTCCGGCACGGTTCAGGCCGCTTACCGGGTGTGGCTCTACCGTGGCGCGACTCTCGTCTCCGATACGAATTGGATCGCGTCCACGGCGACCACGGCGACGGTTGCGGGGATGCTCTCGGATCAGGCACACGAGATCCGCGTTCAGGTTCGCAACGCTTCGGCCGTAGTGACGAACACGGCTTCCCGATTCCTCACGCCGTCGTACTCCATCCCGGAGAAGCCTCTCGTCTCGATTCAGTCGAACCCGGAAGACGGGTACGTTCTCATTGCCGTTGACAACCCTTCTCCCGGCGCTCCTGCTCTCGGCGTTCCGGAGGAGGGATTCGAGACCGGCGTGGACGGGTGGACTCCGGGACCGAACGCGGCCGTTTCGCACGAGGTGACGGAGGTTCATCGGGGAGTCGGCGCGCTCCGGATCACGTCGAACCTGAACGGGCAGGATCCCGTGTACGCGCGTAAGTACGGATCGCAAGTGGACGTGATCCCCGGCAACCGGTACACAACGCGCATGTGGGTTTGGGCATCGATCGCGTGCAACATCTCCGCCACGATCGATTGGTCGAACTCCGTCTTCACGTACCTTTCCTCTTCCTCGTTCGGGACGCTCGTTTCCGCGCAGCAATGGACGATGATTCAGGGAACGGGTACCGCTCCCGTGGGAGCAGCGAAGGCAGTCTTCGGGCCGTCGGTCTCCGGCGGAGTGGCGGCCGGAACGTATATCATCGTGGACGAAGTCACGCTAGGAACGGCTTCGGACCGTCCCGACGTGTCCGGGAATCAGATCCTCCGGCGCGCGGCCGGAACGAACGACCCGTTCGAGGTGATCGGGGAGACGGATCCGGACGGGGAGTTCCGCGACTACACGGCAACGGCCGGCGTGACGTACGAATACATCGTGAGGGGGAACGCGTAATGCCGTGGGCCGATTCGGATCCCATTACCGCTTCGCTCAACATTCGCGGAGTGTGGATCCACGATCCGGACGATCCGGAGACGACGCTTCGCTTCTTCCCCTACGGCGCGAATCAGCGCGGGGATTCCTTCGACCCGATGCAGTCGGGAACGTACTTCATCGGCCGCGAGGATCCCGTCTTCGACTACGGCGACCCGTCGTCCTTCTCGGCGGACTTCACGATCGACGTCCCTCACGGATCGGACTACGCGGAGACGATGCTCGAACTTCGCGCCTTCGCCCGGATGAAGAAGAACCTCTTCGTCCGGGACAACCGGAGCCGCGCCGTGTACGGCACAATGAGCAACTTCAAGACGAACGATCAGGGGTGGGGATCGACGGTTTCCTTTACCTTCACTCGCGCTCACCGCAGCGTCGAAACGGTCGTGATCTAATGCAGCGCATCGCGCCTCCGACGGGAGACCGGAATCCGAACGGGCACACGGAAGCGGAGGTTCTCGCGGTTCTCCGTGGGGACTATGGGTTCCGGCGCTTCTCGTTCCGACACGAACTCCTAGACGCTGGGAACGTCTACATCCTCGATCTCGAAAACGTCGAAGCGTCCTCGATCGAAATGAATTGGCTAGGGGACATCAAGCGGACGGCGAAGTTCAGCATCCGCGAGACGGGAGAGATCGACTATCTCGCGGACCGGATCAAGCCGTACGTTCGGACGTGGCTCCCGCCGTACGGTCCGGAGGACTACGTCGAGCATCCGCAAGGAGTCTTCCTTCTCTCCTCCCCCGTTCGGAACTCCGACGAACAGAACCGCGTGACGCGGGAAGTGAATGCATACGATCCGTTGAAGGTGTTCACGGACGACAAGGTTCTCACGCGGTACACCGTGGCGGCCGGCGCGAAGTACACGGATTCAGTCTCGACGCTTCTCGGATCGATCCCGAAGATTGTCGCTCCGTCCACAAAGACACTGCCGGCCGCGATGGAATGGGAGCCGGGAACGACGAAGCTCAAAATCATCAACGAGCTACTAGGCGCGATCAATTACGAAGCGCTCTCGTTCGATGAGGACGGGAAGGCTATCGCGCAGTCCTACCGGGATCCGCAGACACGAGCGGAGGAGTTCACGTACGGAGTCGGCGTGGCCGGTCTCGTGGTCCCGAACGCGGATCAGGAACTCGATCTCTTCGACGTCGCGAACGCGTGGAGTCTCACCGTTTCCGACCCGGATAAGCCTCCGCTCACGGCGACGTACACGAACTCCGATCCCGCGTCTCCGACGTCCACAGTTCGCCGGCAGCGGACGATTGTGGACTTCCGCACGGAGGAGGACGCGGCGGATCTCGCGACGCTACAGGCGAAGGTGGCGCGTCTCGCGTTCGAGGCTTCTCAGGTGTACGAAGCCCTCAATTTCACAACCGCGCTCATGCCGATTCACTCCGGCAATGACGTTTACCGAATCGTCTATCCCTCGCTCGCGATCAATACGAAGTACACGGAGCAAACGTGGAGCCTCGATCTCCGCGCGGGATCCACGATGAAGCATCGAGCGCGAAGGGTCGTGACCGTATGATCGAGCCGATCTCCTTCCTCGATGGAGTCTCCGGGTATGTGCGGAAGTCCACGAACGGAGCAGCGGATAAAGGGATCCGTCTCGCTACGATCGATCCCGCGTACGACGCTTTCGATCCGCCGTATCCTGACGGGATTCCGCTACCGAAGGTGACGTTCGAGGGGGAGGCGACCCTTTCCGGCAAGACGTACGCTGTTGCGTCCGGATACGTTCCCTCTCCGGGTGCGCGCGTGTGGATGGTCCCGATTGGGAATACGTGGCTCATTGCCGGCGCGGCACAACACTATTCCGCGCAAGGGTTCTACTCGAATCCGGCAGCTAGTACGGTCGGCGTGGAGTTCGGGGACGGATCGTATTACGACACGACTTCTGGCCTTACGCTTCTCGGAGACGCGGATATCGCCGGAGACTTGTCCGTCGGAGGAATCGGGAAGGTTACGTACAAGAGGAAGACGTCCGCCACTTCCCGCGCGTCCACGGCAACGAATGCAGCGGATCCGGAAATGTGGAACGTCCCGATCGGAGTCGGGACATGGCTCCTCGAAGCGTATCTTCTTTTCACCGGAACGACGGGAGACTTTCAAGGGCAATGGGTTTTCACCGGAACGTATAACGGCATCAAGGGAGTTCAGGGTCCGTCTTCCGCGACGGAGTTGCAGGATCACGCGAACACGCTCATGCGGACTTCCGGTCACCAATTCGGAACCGCCATCGCGTACGGCGTGAACAACGCGGGAACATACACGCTCGCCGTGGAACGTGGAATCGCGAACGTCACCGTTGCCGGCGCATGGGGTTACTCGTGGTCTCAGCAAACATCGGACGTGGCCGCTACTGTTCTCCGAGAAGGCTCATTCCTACGAGCGGAAAGGGTTGCATGATGACTAACCCGAAGAATCCCGTGACGTCCGCGCTCACAGACAAGGGATCCGCAACGGCCGAAGAGGTAGCAGCGCTCGCTACGCGGATCACGGCGCTCGAACAACTTCTCGCGCAGAAGATCCCCGGATTCGAGGCGGTAGGCGGACGCGTCTCGGAACTGTCAACGGCGTTTCAGTCTGCGAATCAACGTCTCGCCGGCCTCGAATCTGCCGTTCAGGAGTTGAAGGACACGCCGGCTCCCGGCGGAGCGGAGGACATCGCGCTTCTCCGGTCCGAAGTGGCCGCTATGTCGGCACGCGTGGAGGCCGTAGAGCAGACACGCGCGCGTGGCGGTAGGCTCTCCAATCGGCTAGCCTCGATAGAGGCGAAGCTAGATCAGATTGTACCGGGAGGCGGTTCTCAGTAATGGCAGTGGCGGGAGTCATCCTCAAAGCGCCGGACTTCAAACTTCCGGCCGCGAACCCGTCGGATCTGTACCCGGATCCGCTGTGGTGGTTGTGGCTTCGTACGAAGGCGTACGTCGGCGCGGATCTCGCTCTCGGCGGGATCTACGCGAACAAGTCGGGTTTCCACAACACGGGCAACGCGAACAAGTCGCGATGGCCGAACAACTACTCGATCCGTGACAAGGTGAATCAGTCCGGACCGGGAATGACGAAGTCGTGCGGACTCGATCTGACGTTCCGTTCCGCGCAGTCCGGCAACTACACGAACATCGATCTCATCAGTTCGAGGCTCATGTCCTCGATGCTGAACCCGAACGATCCGCGACTCGACATGTACCTGTTCGAGTTCTACGGGCAGATCGACAACGATCGCGTGGTCGAGGGATACAACGAGTACAAAGAGGACGACGTCTCCTCCGATGACTCGCATCTCTGGCACATCCACGAGAGCGCGCTCCGCTCGAAGGTGGGCGATTGGTGGGGAGCGTGGGCGACGTACACCGTTCACTGCGGACTGTCCGTCGTTCAGTGGAAAGCGACGCTCCCGAACTCCGCGCCTCCGGCTCCGAAGCCGAAGCCGGTTCCGGTCCCCGCCGGCATCCCGACGCACGCTCCCGGCTCTCGCACGATCCGGGAAGGCGCGAAGGGGACGGACGTCCTGTTCGTTCAGAAGTTCATCGGGGAGAAGCGCTGCGGCAAGCCGGACGGGGAGTTCGGCCCGAAGACGACGGCCGGCGTGAAGTGGTATCAGGGAATGCGGTTCGGGTGGACGAAGCCGGACGGCGTTCTCGAAAAGGGTGGGCAGACGTGGCGCGCGATGGGTCACTAGGTTGTCTCCGATCCTGACGGCGATGAGAGAGGGGGGACCGTGGTTCCTCCTCTTCTTCGTTGTGCTCTCCGGCATCACCGGACTTCTCTTCGCGTTCTCGCGGGGGATCCTCGTTCGCGGCGGAGAAGTCGATCGAATCGAGCGCCGGATCGAGAAAGACACGGAGCGGACGCTCGCGCTCTACTTGAAGCAGATCGATCTACTCACGGCCGCCGCAACCAAGAAAGACGAGACGATCGCGGTTCAAGATCGGCAGATCGAGAAACTGATCGACTCGAACGAGGTTGCGACACAAGCGCTTGACAAGATTGTCAAGGAGGCGGAGAAGCGTGGATTTTTTCAGGCGTAAGAGGCGGGACGAGTATCATCCGCCTCCGCCTCCGCCGGCCGAACTCGAAGAGCGCGTTCAGGAGGTGACCTCCACGGCAGATACGCAGCACGACAAAGCGTGCGCGCGAGAAGAGGACATCAACGCTCGTTCGGCTAGATCGAGTAGAATCAAGCGCGACAACGCGTTAGGTCCGCGATTCTGGCAGGCCGTTGGAGAGCATCGAGGTACGTAAATGCGAGAGTTCCTTTCATCCCCATATTGGGATTGGCTCACGATTGCCGCGTGCGGGATCGGTCTCGTTGCTGCGCTCGCCTTCGTCGTGAAGTATCAGCGCGAAGTCGGCTTCGGATGGTGGAGGCTCACGGACGGCCGCCCGAACCTGTTCGGTCGCTTCCTGATGATCCGGAAGATCCTTCTCTCCATGCTGTTCGGGATCATCATCACGAACCGCTTCACGGACGAATGGCTAGGCCGGAGCGCATTGACGGCCGTCCTCATGCTTGCGTTCGCGCTGCATACGTTCGTGCCGTATCGTCTCCTGTCGGAGGCACGGAAAGAGTCCACTCAGGAGGTAGGGAAATGACAGGCACGGAGTACAACGGATCGGCGGACGGCAAGGGGAAGCTCCCCTTCGACGGCGCGATCGGCAACATCGTCAACGGCATGGTGTTCACGGCGATCGGGTACGCGGTCGAGGCCGTCGGCTCCTTCGACGTCACGGCGCTCCCGGACGCGATCGAACCGCTCGTGGCCGGCGTCATCGCGACGGGGATCGGTCTCCTCACGACGAAGGTTCTTCCGCGCTTCAAGCGGTGACCTGAGAGCGTCCCTGCCGGTCCGCCGGGAGCCACCCTAAGAAGACCCTACAGACACACTGAACGGCCCGGAGCTTTACGCTCACCGGGCCGTTCAGTGCCTTCCGGGCCAGTGTTACGGCCAGTCCGCCGGGAGCCGCGTCTCCGCCGGGCCGACCTTCTCCACTGTCCTTAAGTTACCATCTTCTTAGTAAGATCACAAGGGGTCCGGGCCGGCGGTTTCCCGCCGGCCGCTCCCCGAATCAGGCGGGACACTCCGGGCAGAGCATCCGCTCTCGGGCCGGCGCGGAACGGTGCCATTCGTTCCCGCATCGCCCGGTTCGGCCGCGCCATGCGTCGGAGCCGACGATCCGGAACAGAATCCCGAAGGCCGTGCGGTCGATGATTCCAACCGTGAGATCCTTCCCGAAGCCGTGGTATGTGACGTGCTTCGCGTCCACCTCCACGACCCGGAGGAACTGTCCCGTCCGGTACCGCTCGATCGTGTCTCCCTGCTCCGGAGCCTTCCGCGCCGCGTCCTCCCGGAGCGCGTCCGCGAAGTCCTGTCCGATCGCGTCGTGGTACTTCTTCGCGACCCGCTCACAGTCGGCCGTCGAAGCGTCCGTGAGGAAGATGTCGTACTTCGTGAGCCACTCCATGATCTGTTCCGCGCTGTCCGCCGCGTCCTTCTCCGCCTTCGCCGCGTCGAACTCCTCGTTCATCGCGAGCGCTTCGACGTGAGCCTTCTTCACTGCGGCCGGCGATTCCGGAGCAAGAATGAACGTCTGGTGACCGTAGGCGCGGACAACGCCGGCCGTGGTGACAACCTCGCGGGGGACGTTGCGCTCGTACTGCCGGCGGGTACCGGCGCGGACTTCGAGGACTCGCGCCACGGTCGCTCCGGTCTGCTTCGTCGCCGGGACCATCTCCGCGTCGCGCTCCATGAGCTTCGCCGTCGCGTCGCTCTCGCGAACGATCAGGATCCGGGTTCCGACTTCGAGGTTCGCCGTCGTGATCTTTCCCTTTGCAGTCATCAGAAGAGCCTTTCGTTTCGTTGTGTTCCTTGCTTGTACCCATAGCCTAACACACTTACTAAGAAGTTGGTAACCCCTACGTGTGAGGAATCGCGCCCTTGACAGACTTACTAAGAACGCAGTAAGTTAAGGACAGTGGAAAAGGTCTGCGGTTCGCGGGTCGCGCGCACGAAGAAGGCCGGCTCCGAAGAGCCGGCCCGGTTCGGGTCAGATGCAGGCGATCAACGCGGGAACGAAGACTCCCAACACGATGTGCCAGGACTGATCGAGTGCCCATCCACCCGTTCCGAGAGACGGATTGTCTCCGACGCGATCCCCAAAGATTTTGCCTTCGCCGTAGCAATCCCAACACTTGCCGTTGGTCTCGACGTCCGTGGAGGTTCCCTTCCCTTCGCACGTCGAGCAGTCCGTCATGCGGTCGATGCGGATGTCCGCGCGCGGAACGCCGAGACGGAGGAAGTTCTCCTTGCCGGGGATCATCCGTGCGAGACGGAACATGATCCCGAACTCGCGGCGATCGGCCGCGTAGTGCGTCACGGCGGAGAAGAGCAGCGCCGCGAAGAGCGCGAACGGGTTCACCTTCGTTCCGGTGACGAGAAGCGTCCCGATCGCGAAGACGGCTTGCGTGAGCGTGTACGTCGCGACGTGAGCGAGACACGCGAGCCTGCCTTCGTGGCCGGCGCATCCCTTCTTCGCTGCCTGCCGGTCCGTCTGAACCCAATAGTCTCCGGCGTGGTGGGCCGCGTAGAGCGCGAGTCCGATTCCTGCAAACGTTCCGATGTCTGTCATGCATGAAGCTTACCAAGAAATGAGTAAGCCGGACTGTCGCCTAGCTGACAGTCCGGCCCGGAACTCGTGTGACTAGTGCCATACCTCCACGATCACGCGGCAACACGCGCGACCCGGACGGGTGCAACCGAGAAGCAGCGCGACGACGATCATTCCGCCGATGATCGTTCCCCACGGCAACGCTGCCGCTGCGGTGAACACGGCCGCGAGCGCGTTCAGTACGAGCATGACGACGATTGCGAGACCGGAGAGAACCGTCCCCACGAGCGCGCATCCCTTCGCCCACGCCGGCATCGGCTCCGGGAGCGGCTTCGCGAGCGAGACCTTCACGCCGAACCCGCCTCCGGCGCGTCGGTGGAACTGTGCAAGCTCCGACGCGGAGAAGACGTACCCGCGACGCTGCAACTTCTTCAACTCGCGGAGAACGGCCGCTTTCGACTTCTTCCGGATCAGGTGAGTCCCGACGGGACGCATGATCAACGTCTCCGCCGGCCGGCGGACAACCTCCGCCGGCCGCTTCCGCTCCAACTCCTCACGAAGCACGAGAGTACCTTCCCTCCTGAACGACTCCCTTCCGGAGCCACTCTCCACCGAACACGCCGCTCTGCTCCGTCTCGATTGCCCACGGGAGACACTCGGACGAGAACGGGCACGCGCGGCAGTGGGCAGCGGCACGAGCGCGAGCCTCCCACCCGGACGCGCGTCGGGTGTCATCCGTGAAGTCGTCCGCGTTCGCGGCCGTCCCGCACGCACCCTTTCCCATCCTCACGAACTCCGGAGTACGGAGCCGGCGCGCGCGCTCCTCCGCAACGCGGATCTCCTCCGTCCGCTTCTTGTCCTCCTTCGTGATGATCAGTGGCGTTGTGAAAACTCGCTGTCCCATTACATGACTCCCACGGTAATTGCGACGACGAACAGGATCAGGACGTGACCGAAGCGGATGTTCCACAGCGAGAGCCGGACGCGGCGCTTATCCCGACGACGACGCATCCGCTTCGCGCTGTCCCGCGTGATGCGACGCGGGTTCGCTTTGTTGAGCTTTTCGTTATAGACCGGTTGGCAGAGCTTCACGAAGAGCCACTCGACGGCGTGAAGGATGTCCTTCTTCTTCCCGAGAGGAATCCGCAGTACGCAGACCGGATCGAGATCGGACCACGCGGCCGGCGGCTTCCTCCATCGTCCTCCGCCGCGCGTGTGTTCTAGGTGGCGATCCCGGAAGGTGACGGTTTCTCCGACGTACGCGAAGTGACGTCCGCTCGTGAAGAGAACGAGGAGACCGATCCACCACGGGGAGCCCATGAGGTGAAGGATCAGCGCCGCGATTCCCGCTCCGATGGGGAACGCGTACCACGGCGTACCGATCTTCGTGTGGAGCAGTCCGAGAAGGGATGCCGGCTTCCGCGTCCGGTAGACGTAGACTCCGCCACCTTCTCTTACCTCGCCTTCCCGCCGTTCCCCCGCGCTCCGCTTGACGCGTGGTAGTGGTCGCAGTGAACGCAGCGGTACACCTTCCGCGAGTTCGCCTTCGTCTCCGCCCGAAGCCTGCCGACTTCGGACTTCGCGAGCGCTCGCGTCGCGTAGATGACTTTCCCGGTTGCCTGACATCTCTCCCTCTCGAACATCGGATGAGTCCCTTCCTCGTGCGGATCGACAAGGAAGACGTTACCACCTTCTTAGTAACTACGCTAGTAGGCGGATCTCCTCAATCGGTACGCCGTTCAGCGGACGGCCGCCGGCCTCGAACTCCACATCGAGGCAGCGTTCCGGCAAGAACGCGAGCACGCGTCCGCGTCCCAACTCCGGATGCGTCCGCCACTCAACGATCGAGCGACCCGGAACGATGTCATGCCGGCCGCCGCTCCCCTTGCGAACCGGAGGCGTGGAGAACGCTTTCGAGCCGGCCTTCGTGAGCTGTCCGCCACGGATGATCCCTACCGTCTTCCTACCGGAGAGCTTCCGCTTCTTCCGGCGAAACCATCGCTTCGTGAGCTTCGCCGGCCCGGTACGGAACAGGCGACCCGAGAAGCGCGCGATCTTCTTCGAGCGGCGTACGGCCTTCTTCGCTTGCCGCTTCGCGACGCGCTTCGTGATCCGCGCGAAGACCTTCGGCATCCGCCGGAGCTTCCGCTTCGCCTTCCTTCGCATCCGCCGCAGCGTGCGGAGTAGATCCTTCTTCGTCATGAAATCAGCGTACGCCCGGATCCCTTGTTTTACTAGGTTCATGGTGGGATCATAGGTAGATGAAGAGGACACACCTTATACCACTTCTCTCCGCGAAGTGCGACGGCGTGACATGCCGATCCTGCCCGCGTCCGTGGCGGTTCTTCGTGACCGGCATGGAACTTTGGGGACACGGCGACAACGCGACCTTTCTTCACGACGCGACGGAGGACTACCGGCGGAAGCCGCTCGAAACGCTGTCCCGCGCTAGGTGGCGACGCGTCGTCATGCGATGGGGCATCCTCGGCGTACCGCTCCTTCTCGCGTCCACGTACGCAGCGGCGAAGGCCGTTTCGTGGACGTGGCGACTCTTCGACGCGATCCCTCCCGGATGGTCAACGCTGCCGTGGGGATGGTTCATCTTCGCTTACGTCATGGCCGGCGGGATCGCGGGGATCACGTTCGGCGGACAGGCGGTAGCGGCGTGGTGGGTCGTGCGGGAAGTGCGACAGACGTACATCTTCCCCGCAGCGCAAGTGTTGTCGCATGTGACCGGCGTGAAGCTCCGGAAGCGTGACAGGCTCGCCGCGATCGAACTCCCGGAGAACTTCGGGGAGGAAGTCGAGGACGGCAAGGATCCGGAGCCGGTTCGTGTATACGTGCCGGAGATCGCGCTTGACGCGGCGATGAAGAAGCGCATCGCGGATCAGGTGGGAGCGCGTCTCGGACTCCCGGAACCGATCGCGAAGTGGACGGAGACCGGCGTTCCACAGCGGTACGTCGATCTCTACCCGCAAGCGGTTCCGCCGAAGGCCGTCTCGATCGATGACCTTCTCGAAGAACTTCTCGCGGGCGACATCGATCATCCTCTCGTGGGAGTGATGACGGGTGGCCGAATCTCGCGGATGGACTTCAAGAACGACAGTCCTCACTCTCTCGGCTCCGCCGGCAGCGGAGCGGGGAAGTCCACGCTCTACAAGCTGATCGCGATGCAGCGTCTTCGCCACGGCGGGTACGCGATGATTCTCGACTTCAAGAAGTGGAGTCATCTCCGTTGGGCCGGCAGGCTCCCGAACGGACGCGTCCTGATCGAGGACGAAGTTCCTCGCATCCACAACGCACTAGCGAAGCTGTTGGACGAACTCGTTTGGCGGAAGTCCTTCAACCTCGAAGACGAAAAGAAGTTGGACGAACTCCCCACGATCGATGTCTTCGTGGAGGAGATCAACACGCTTCTTCCGCTCCTCGTGGACTACTGGACAGCGTTCACGGCGGAACAGAAGGTCCGCGCACGGATCCGCGTCCGGAAGGCGAAGGAGGCCATCAAGGATCTCGAATGCCCGAAGGACGAAGTCCCGGACGTCTACCTCGCGGAGTTGGAGGAGGCGGAGGAGGCTCTCGTTCAGGCTCTCTCGCTGCCGAAGAAGTCGCCGGCCGTTCAGGCGATTCGCTACGGCGTGAACCTCGGACGCGAGTTCCGCATTCATTTCCACTTCATCGGGCAGAGCATCGACGCGGCAGCGGCCGGCGGACGGAACACGCGCGAGAGCTTCCGGACGCGTCTCCTTGCGCGATGGGACGCGAAGACGTGGAAGATGCTCGCGGACGGAATCCCGTTCGTCGCGTGTCCGTCCGGGGACGTAGGGATCTGGGCACACGTCCACGGCGGACAGTACGAGATCATCCGCGTCCCGTTCGTCCCGGACGCATGGGCCGTGGAGTACGTCCTCGGCGGGATGCGTCCGTCCCTGCCCATGTTCCACGGCGACCCGCGTCCGTCCATCGACGCGGAGCCGGCGACGGCATCGCTCGCCGCTGCGGAGCCGCTCTCGAAGATCGTCGGGATCCTGCCGGCGAAGGCGGACGGGTCGAAGATGACATTGAAGGCGCTCCAACTCGCTGCCGGCCGCGACGGCTTCCCGGACCGGCAGAACGACCCGGAGCCGGGGAAGGCCGCTCTCTACATCCCGGAGGAGATCCTCGCGTGGTTCCGGGACCGGGAGCGGCTCCCCGCCATCGGCAGCTAGCGCACGGCACAGCGAACGGCCCGGAGAGCGTCTCTCCGGGCCGTTCTGTTACTAGGAAGTGAGGAGGGAGGGTGGCTACCTCTACGCGCGTAAGCAGGGCTTACGGCCTCCCGCGAGGTACCTCATTCGAGGATGCCACGCTCCATCCTCTTCCGGAGTTGGTACGCGGCGGAGGCCATCGCGGCGCGCTCCGGCGTGTTGTGGACTGCGCAGCACTCCGGGCCGGCGGGATCGAGTCGGCCGCTGCACGGGCAGAAGCCGGCGTTGCAGGTCTTCGGCGTGAAGGTCCGGCCGTCCCGTGTGGTGACCGGTTCGAGGCAGCGGCAGGGATACGGCTCCGTGACCGGCGTACCGGCGATCAACCAACGGCCGAAGGCCGCTCCCGAAGGAGCGGCCTTACTCGCTTCTGTCATGATCACTTCTCTCCGTTCAGCGCCGCGCGGACGCGGGCGATGTGGGTAGCGGACTGTCCGACGATCGAGGCGATTGTCTCGTCCGTGGTGGACGCGTCCTCCGTGATGATCTTGATCGCACGCTTCGTCCGCTGCCACGGCTTCGCGGTTAGTCCGTCCACCATGTCGAGGACGTCCACGTCCGTCCGTCCGTCCGTCAGGAGACGAACCGCCTTCTCGACGTCCCACGCCGCGACGCGTCCGGCACCCGTGATCGTCTTCGCCTTCGGCGCGTCCACCTTCGGAGCGGCCGGCTTCGGCGTGGCCTTCACGATCGGCTTCGGAGCAGTGAGCGGAACGATCGGGAGCAGTCGGCGGGAGCCGGCTCCGATGAAGCGCGAGACCGGAGCGGGAGCCGGCTTCACGAACGGCACGATCGGGAGCAGATCGGGGAGGACGGTTACGATCTTCTCAACTTCAACGATCTTCTCAACCTCGATCGTCTCCGGCTCGATGGCCTTCGCCTTCTTCGCGGTTCCCTCGATCACGAACGCGACCACCATGCAAACCGGCATCGACGCTGCGATCATGAGCTTCGGCATGTGGAGCGCGTTCTCCGCGTGAGCGTTGAACGCGAGGGAGAAGATCGCGCCGACAAGGATTGCGAAGATGCCGGCGACCCGACGTCCGGTCTGAACGGCGCGGATCCCGACGTACAGGAGACCGTCGATGCCGATCGCGTAAACCGGCGAGACGAACCACGGGTTCGACTGCGAGACGACGCTCATGATGTGGCCGGCGGAGGCGATGAACGCGGCTCCGGCAACGGCTCCCGCTGCCTGCTCCGACTTGATGTTGAACTTCATTTGATAGGTCCCTTCTCGTTGGCTTCTGAGAAGAGCTTACCACGAACTTAGTAAGAGACGGAAGAGCGGGGACGGACTAAGTTCGTCCGTCCCCTGCTTCGTCCCGTATCAGTCCTTCGCGAACGCGTCCGGTCCGGCCTCGATCTGCACGACGCGGCGCGTGATGGTCTCGACGTGCGCGAGGTTCACGACGACGACGTCCCCCGCGAAGACGGAATCCATCTTGTCGAAGACGTACCCGACGGCGAACCCGGACGGAAGGTCTCCGAGGATCGGCGCGACGCGCTCGCCCATCGCGATTTCCTCTTCCGACGCTTCCTCGATCTGCCGCTCCCGCAGCGGCTCCGTGATGATGACGCGTCCGCTGATGAACCGGATCTCGTCTCGCTCGACGTTGTGAATCATGATTGAACCTCCGGGTTCAGGTTGTGGATCTCGTGGTTGTGGCGGTAGTTGCAGGTGACGGGAGATCCCGTCGAGTTGTAGATCGAGCGGATCTGCGCTCCGCAGACGAACTGATCGATCGTCCCGCGCTCGAATCCGTGACGCGGATACCCACTCCACGTTTGCGCCATTGCTGCGGCGCGGATTGCGTGCGAGAGCGGGTTCTTCCCCTTGCCGACGGTTCCGCCGACGATCTCCTGAGTGATCTCCTCGATCCGCTCCGGAGCCTGTTCCTCGATCAGAAGCGGATAGGCCGGCGTGGCGCGTCGTCCGTCCATCACGGACGGGAAGAGCGTCTCCGCGTCCGGGACGAAGTTGCCGGCGAAGTTCGCGAGACGGGAGAGCAGATCCTCCATGAGGTACCCGCGATCGTACTCCTTCTCCGCGTTCGGGTCGGTTGCCGTCTCGCCGTTGAGCTTCCGCGCCGTGTCATCGAGGAGCGCGAGGATCTGCTCCCCGATCTCCTGACGGGTCTCCACGATGCCGGCCGCACGCTGATTCGCGAGATCCTGTGCCGTGTACTCGAAGTAAGTCACTCGTCCTCCAATGCCTCATCGATGATCCGGTCCACCTTCTTCTGTGCGACCTCCACGCGCCACACGATCACGATCATGATCCCGAACACGATGACCGTCCGGAGCGGGTTTTCCGCAAGAACCGCGTAAATCTGAACGATCGCGTTCAGGATCCACGCTCCCGCGCTCTCCGCAACCTCGATGATCCGTGCCGGTAGAGAGGCAATGAATCCGTAAATGTTTTCCATGAGAAGAGCTTACCACGAACTTAGTAAGACACGGAAGAGCCGCGCCAAAGAATCTCGACGCGGCTCCGTGGATCAGACAGAGAGAGAGCCGGCCTCCGTCTTGCCGTCGATCACGCGCGACCACGCGAGTTCGATGATGTTGTGGACGATGACGGCAGCGGCGACGACGATCATCGCAAGAGGCGGGAGGACGGAGCACAGGAACGCGATCGTCCCGAGCATCATCTTTGGGAACGTCCGGAGCCATCCGGGCCGGCGCGTCTTCGAGAAGAGAGCGGCCCACCGAACGCCGGTCCACATGAGGAGCCGACGGTACGCCGGGACGCGAAGCTCCCGCAGCGCGCGGAGGAACAGGCCGTCCGCGTCCACGGACGACACGCGGCCGGACTCCACGCAGTGAGTGAGAAGGAAGTCGTGAAGGATCGCAGCTTTCGTGTACGACCCGAAGCGGGCGATCAGCCATACCGCGATACGGGGAACGGTGGCGAAGTCCGTCACGTACCCGGCAGGGACGATGAACTCGTCCACGTCCCCGATGTACCGAACCTCCTCTTCGAGCCTCCACAGAACCGGGGAGATCGGCTCAACGAGCACGCGATCCCCGCGAGTGCCTTTCGATGCGAACGGCATTACGCCTCCTGTCCCGGCAGAATCGCACCCGACGCGAGAAGATCCTCCACGGTCGCGATCATGGTTGCCTTGTTCGCGGAAGGGACGTCCTCCCACGGAACCGCGCTCTCTTTGCGCGTCTCGTACCCCTTCGAGGGTGCGACGCGCTCGTACGCCTCATGGAACGCTTTCGCGATTCGTTCCGCATCCGACATGGTTACGCCTCCTAGATACGGCGAAGCCGCGTCCCCGATCGGTGGACGCGGCTTTCGCTGTGAGCGGATGGATCAGACGAGAGTGTCGGCCGCGTCGTCGCCGGCCGGCGCGTCGGTGGAGTCGGTCTCGGAGCCGGCGTTCTGCTCCTTGCGCTCCCGCGCGACCTTCTTCTTCAGGACGACGGCGACGGTCTCGGCGTCACCCTGCACGGAGACGACGGTCCGCTTCTCGTCCTCCGTGCCGATGGCCTCCACCTCCACGACCCGCGCGGAGAAGTCGCCCGACTTGCCGTCGATCTCCTTCAAGCCGGCCTTCGCGGCGAAGTTCATGACGGCGAAGTCGCCGTAGGCGAAGGTGACGTACTCGTCCGACTCGACGGCCGCGATGGTCACGAGGTACTTCGACATTGTGGCTCCTCATTGTTTGGCGTTACGTTCATCGTAACACTCATGACCCGGATCGGGACCGGCGAAGTACCGATCCGGGAGAATGAATGTTCGAGAAATCAGCGGATCTTGAAACCTTCGGTCCGCGCCACGTTCCACCACGCGCGAGCCTTCGCCATCGCGTCCGGGTTCGTGTCGAGCAACTCGAAGTGCCACTTCGCCTTCGGACGCTCGCCGGCCTTACGCGGGTCCGCCTTGACCTTCGCCTCCCACGCAGCGAGTTCCGCCGCGAAGTCCTCGTACGTCTTGCCGTTCCGCATCTCCTTCGCGGAGTAGCCGGCGCGGATCCGACCCACGCCGAACGGACGCGGCGACTTGTCGAGCTTGTTCAGGCTCCCGATGATGTTCGCCCACGAGACACGGAAGTTCGGGACCGTGAAGGGGAACTCCTCCACCGTCATGATCTTCGCCTCGAACTCGTTCTCCTTCCCCTGAACCTTCGAGCGGTACTCGTACTCCATCTTCCCGCCGTCGAGGATGACGAGATCCACCGTCCATTCCTCACGAACCGCCGGGAACCCCTTCGATTGGAGGTAGTCCGAGACCTTCGCCTCCGGGTCGAACGAGCGCGGGACGACGACGATCGTACGGCCTTCGAGGACGTCGATCGGGGGACGCGGCACGAAGACTCCGCCGGACTTCACGTCCTCCGACGTTGCGAACGGGTCGTTCTCGTCCACGCCGACGGCGAACGGGTCATCCATGACATCCGACATGCTGTTGCTCCTACTGTTTGGGGAGGTGAGTCCTCCCAACGTGGGGACTTCGGGATTTGAACCCGTTCGTCTCTCGCGAGACTTTAGCCATGTGGCCGCGTCCGGCCTCCCCTTGCGCGGTATTTGTAGCACGCGCCGCGCCGCGTGTCTTGCTCCCCCCGGAGCTTAGCTTCGGCCGGCGCGGCGCGCGGCCTCCGCCGCGTTCTCCGCGTTGATCCGGTCGTTCTCGATCCGGTCGTTCGCGGTCCGGCTAGCCTGCGATGCCTGACGGTTGACCGCGTCTCCCTGGTGATTCGACATGATCCGTGTTCTCCGTTCGCCGGTCTGTGTTGCTCTGTTGAGTAGAACTCTACTAGGAACTTAGGGAGTGTGTCTACCCCCGGAGCAAACTTTCTTCGAGCCTCTTCGCGGCCGTCTGAGCTTCCTCCGCGAGAATCACGTTCCACACGCGCTTCTCCTTGCACTCCTTCACGAGCGCCGCGCCTTCCTCGCGCGTGGAGACCGCAGCGAAGCGCGCCGCGTACCGCTCCGTCTCCGTCACGCTGGGAGCCTCACGGAGCCACGCACGCGGCTTCTTCGCGGACTTCCCTCCCCGGCGGTCGAGCACGACTTCCCGCGCGAGTTGCGCCGTCTTGTACCCGGCTTGAATGTCCACCTCGTACACGTCCACGGCGGGGACTCCGGAGGGATGCTCCTTCGGCATCCACAGGACGTGTGCGACGTCGAGCGACACCTTCGGCATATCGACCCACCGACCCTCACGCGGGTTTGCCGTGCCCGCCGGCTCCCACATCGCGACGGCGCGCGCGTAACAGGCGAGTTGTGCCGCGATCTCCAACCACGTCCAAAACTTCTTCTGTGTTTTCAGGTCCCCGATGTGAAGACCCTTCGTCCGGAGATCGATCAGGACGGCATCGAGCGTCCCGATCGCGTCGAACTCCGGGATCACCACGCGGCGCTCTGCGAGACCCGGTACCCGTTCGAGTTCGTTCCGGAGAAGCGCGGACTTGAAGAGCGACAGATGTTCGCGCGCGAAGCTGTCCGGCATCGCAGCGGGGATCGCTAGGTGGTCCGCCTCCACGAGTTCATGACGCGCGTTGCCGAACTTCGCTCCCTCGTTCCCGCCGGAAATGTCTTTGCAGCGGTTCACGAACTCTTCGATCTCCGCGCGCCGCGTCGGGTAGTCCTTCCCCTGAACCGCAGCGAGCGTGAGCCGGAGATCCCGGAGGACAGCGTCCGCGTCAACGTGAACCGCAATCATGATCTGTTCGATCTCCCACACACGAAGGGAGAACTGATCCGTGATCGCCTTCACGAGGTTCGTGACCCGCTGCCAACCGCCGGTTTTCTTCGACCCGTCGAGATCCGGGAGCCGGTAGCGGCCGGCGCTGATGATCGCGTTCCGCTTCGCCATGAGCGCCACGCCGGCGATGTCATCCCCCGTGGCGAACGGGTCCTCCATGAGTCGCATTAGCTCCCCTTCACTCTGCGGACAAGCGGGTCGATCCGCCGCGTCCCCTCTACCTTACCGATCAGGTCTGACACTTCTCCGGCCTTCATCCCCGGCTCTACCTTGATCCTGTACGACTTCGCGAGGTTGACCGTCTTCGTTGACGGAGGAGCGCTCCGCCACTTCGCCTTCTTGTTGGCGAGGTTCATCGTGTCCGTGCCCATGTCCACAGCGAGCAACTCCGCTGCCTCCATCGCGGCTTCGAGCGTGAGCGCGCGATGCGTCGTCATCCCGACGTTCTTCCGGATTCCCGACGCGATCATGAGTTCCCGGCGAAGGTCTGCATCCTTGTACCGTTCCGCGCCGAACATGGTCGAAGGAGCCTTCGCACACCACGCGACGGACCACGTCCCCGGCTTCGGCCATTCGACAAGGAAGATGTACGCGTCCGTTCCAGCGGGGATGAAGTGGTTCCCGCCGGCAGTCTGAATCCACACCTTCGAGCGCTTCGCAGCGCCGATCGGGTCGAACTCCTTCGTGACCACTTCTCCTGTGTAGAAGGCCGGCGCGTCCTCCTCCACGCCTTCGCCCGCGTCGAACTCCTCTTCGAGTTCGGAGAGCGTCTTCCCGCTGCGCATCTTCTCCGGATCGAGCGGCTTCTCCGACAGATCCGCCATGCTGCGGAGATCGTGAATGCCGTTCGCGCCGACGACGTCGAGGAGTAGACAGTCCTGCTCTTCGTACGGACGGGACTTATCCACGCGGAGGCCACGGCCGACGATCTGAACGTAAAGCCGCTTCGACTTCGTGGGCCGTCCGATGACGATGCAATCGACTTCGGGATCGTCGTAGCCAACCGTCAGGATCATGCAATTCACGACGACGGTTCCGCGCTTATGCCGCGCGAGGATCGCGTCTCGTTCGTCCTGTGACAGTCCGCCGTGGATCACCTCCGCCGGGATGCCGGCAGCGTTGATCGCGTCCGCGAAGACGTAGCTCGATGCGATCGTGGGGAAGAACGCGAGGATCTTCCGATCCGCCGCGTTGTCCACGATGGACTGTGCCACGAGTTCGGGAGCGAGCGAGTCCGCGAGCGCTTCGCCTAGCTCTCCGTCCTTATAGTCCGCACGCGTGGCCTTGACGTTGCGGAGGTTCAGGTCCGGGACCGTCACCGCGATACCGCGCGGAGGGATCAGGAACTTCTTCTTGATCATCCACGTCAACGGCAGCGTGTACGTGATCTCTTGCCACACGGAGGCGATGCGGCCGTCCGACCGATACGGCGTAGCAGTCACGCCGACGGCCTTCGTCTTGCCGGAGAAGCAACCGAAGTGTTCGAGGATCCGCATGTACGACGGAGCCGCAGCGAGATCGCACTCATCGACGATGATCCGGCACACGTCCCGAACTTGCGCCATGCGCTTAGGGTTCTTCAACGTCTGCACGCTCGCGACGATGACGTCCGCCGTGGTCTCGTTCTCGCGCGCCTTGACAACGCCGATGATGAGATCCGGCGCGACGGCGCGGAGAGCCTTCACGGTCTGCCGCGCGAGTTCGTCCGTGTGAACGAGGATCACGACCCGCTTATCCGGGAAGCGTGCGAGGAGCCGGCGACACATCTCCGAGAACGTGATCGTCTTGCCGGCTCCCGTGGGAAGAACGAGCATCCCCCGCATGTGCGAGGGATCCTCATCGAGCCACGCTTCCGTTTTCTCGATCGCGGTCTCTTGGTACGGGTAGAGCTTCATCGCCCGATCACGTCCACTTCCCCGAAGCCGGCGCGGAGGTTCGCGAGCGCTGTCTCCATCGGGTCCGGCATGTTCACGCGGACACGGACCTTCGCGTCCGGGTCGCGCGGGAAGAAGCCTTCCTTGCCGTTGATCTCCATCCCGATTTTGATCCGGCCGTCATCCTCATGCCACGGCGGAATCGAGGTGATGCGGTACCACTCGCCGTTCGGAGCGAGAACCTCGTTCCCCTCGAAGACTTCGCGCCACGGCCGATCGAGTTCGACGGCAGTCACGACGGCCTTCGGGATCAACTCTTCGAGCCTGAAACACGCGTCTTGGAGCGCTTCGCTCGCGTCTTCCGCCTGTCCCACGGTTTCCGTCTTCGCCCATTTCCGGGCCGTGTCTACCACGGCCCGGAGAGCGTCTTCAAGATCCGTCATCAGTCCTCATCATCGTTGCGCATGAAGGAGGGAGCCTCCTCGTACGGCGGTTCGGCCTTCTCGCAGTGGATGCAACGTCCCCGGTCCGACAACTTCTCCGTTCCCGGCGTGATCCGGTTCCCGTAGTGGGAGCAGTACCACTTGTTCAGGCCGGCGTTCGCGTTGATGCAGAGAACGATCGTGTCCATCGGGTGAGTCCTTCCGTCCCGCCGGAGTTGCTCCCCGGCTCTGACTAGAACTCTACCATGAACTTAGTAAGTCCGGAAGGGGGGAGTCGAGCTTGCGCTCCGTGATCTCAGGTAGTACCTTCTTAGTAAGTGTCCGGCACGCGGACGCAAGAGAGAGGATGCACACCATGAGCGTTGCGCTCGCTGCCGAACTCACGGCGGGTAAGAAGGACAAGCGGCTCGAAGCTGCCATCACTGCCGGTCTCGACGCGGAGATCACGATCCGGGCGAAGGAGCTTGCCGGCGGCCGTGACCCGAAGATGTTCCGGTCCGCTGCCGCGCGGGATCTCCTCGTGGAGGGTGCGCTCGCCGTCCGACGGAAGCGCGCCGCGAAGGCGTAGACTGACAGTCCCCTACATAGCAAACGACCCGGAGCGCTACCTCCGGGCCGTTCTCAACGCTAAGGACGTATATGGAACAGGTTACCACGGGGAGCGGACGTTACGCGCCCAATCTGCCGGGACAGGATCTCGAACTCAATCCGGAACATCGGCGCGAACTGATCCGAGACTCCGCGATCGACGTCGAGGTGATCCGGGAGCGCGGGTACAAGACAATGAGCCGGCCGGAGAAGTCCGGCGGAGGCATCTACTACGAGCGCGGATACCGCATGGTCAACGGGACCGTGCGCGACTTCCTCTCCGCTCTCGGCTTCCCGTCATGGGCAATTCGGGAGGACTACTTCTATCCGGGTCTGTGGATCCCGCAGTACACGCCGCGCGGGCAGCGGTACGCGGGACAGTTCAAGCCGAAACTCCCGGTTGCCAACCGGGACGGTAAGCGGATGAAGTACGCCTCCGCGAAGGGCAACGCCGTCCGGCTCGACGTGCATCCGCGATGGACGCGCGATCGTGGGCAGGAAGACGCGGCGCTCCTCCCGTGGATCAACACGGTTGACCGGCGGTTGTGGATCACGGAAGGCGTGAAGAAGGCGGACTCGCTCACGTCCCGCGACGAAGTGACGATCGCGCTCTCCGGCGTGTTCAATTGGCGAAACACTCACGGCACGTTGGGCGATTGGGAAGACGTCACGCTCAAAGGTCGCGAGATCATCATCTGCTTCGACGCGGACGCGATCACGAAGACACAAGTCGCGCAAGCTATGGCGCGTCTCGGAAAGTGGCTCAAACACAAGGGAGCCGCGAAGGTTCATTACTGCGTGGTTCCGGGTGAGGTGAACGGAGCCGGCGTGAAGGGAGTCGATGACTTCTTCGCTGCCGGCGGATCGATCAAGGAACTCGAACGCGCCTTCTCCCCGAAGCCTCCCCGCGTGGCGGACACGGAGGACAAGTTCACGGACGCGCGTCTCGCGGAGGTTCTCGCGGTCGAAGTTCTCGACGGCGCGTTCTGTTGGGCGGCCGGTCTCGATTGGTTGCAGTACGACGGCCGAAAGTGGCAAGAGGTTCACGAAGTCACGGTTCTCGAAGCCGTGCGACAGTGGGCCGTGGATCACTTCGCCGCTGCGGCCGATCGGCTCCGCAACAAGGATGACGCGTCCGCTGCGGCCGATGTGGACGGATGGCGGGGGCTGCTCTCGAAGAACCGGGCGAACTCCGTTCTCGCGTTCGCACGCGGCATCGTGGAGAAGCAGGCCGGCGACTTCGACGCGGACCCGGATCTCCTGAACATGCCGAACGGAGTCTTCAACTTCACCACGGGGGAGTTGATGCACCATTCTTCGGAGTTCCTGTTCACGAAGATCACATCCGGTTCGTACCGGCCCGGATACACGCATCCCGATTGGGATCGCGCGCTCGAAGTGCTGCCGGCCGACGTGATGGAGTGGTTCCGCGTCCGGGTCGGACAAGCCATCACGGGACACACGACTCCGGACGGAGTCGTACCGATCATGAAGGGTGGCGGGGAGAACGGTAAGGGTCTCCTCATGACGGACGGCATCCTCCCCGCGTTCGGCAACTACGCCGCTCCCGCGTCCTCGAAGCTCTTCGCGTCCGCGAAGAACGAGCACTCGACGGAACGCGCGGAACTCCGGGGACAGCGTCTCGTGATCGCGGAGGAGTTGACCGAAGGCCGCTCGATCGACGTAACCGCGTTGAAGCAGATTGCGGACGTCGGAGAGATCACGGCGCGGCGGACGCATCGCGATAACATGCGGTTCATCTGTTCACATTCGCTCTTCGCTACGACGAACTACACGCCGGTAATCTCCGAGACGGATCATGGAACGTGGCGACGTCTCGCGCTCGTGATCTTCCCGTACACCTTCGTCAAGCCGGGACAACCGATCATCGACCCGGACAACGAGCGTCGCGGAGATCCGACGTTGAAGGCGCGGATCAAGGCGGGACGCGGCGGACAGCACGATGCAGCGGTGACGTGGGCGATCGAAGGCGCGCTTCTGTGGTACGCGAACATGCGCGCGATCGAAGCTGCCGTGGAGGCCGGCGAAGAGGCTCCTCCGTCCGTGATGCTGCCTCCCGCGAAGGTCCAGGCGGACACGCTCGCGTGGCGCAAGGAGGCGGACAGGATCCTCGGATTCTGGGAGGAGAAGCTCGTTCCGGATCCGACGTCCATCGTTCTCGCGTCCGACGTCACGGATCACTTCAACGAGTGGCTAGGAGCCGGCGGACATTCACCGTGGGCGAAGGAGACCTTCGGTCCCCGCTTCAAAGATCACGCCGAGACGAAGCGTCACCGCGCGGCCTTCACGCCACGGAAGAGGCTCGCGTCCGTCATGGGGCATGTGGTCCGGCGGCCGTCCGCGCACGCGTTCCCCGGCGCGGAGAAGCCGATTCCGAAGCAGGCGGACGCGTGGCAAGGGTTCCGGTTCCGCACAGACGCGGACGACGTCTGAGCTGCGGAAACGCGGTAGGGTGTGACCTGTGTGAGTACCTTTGGGAAAATCTCTAAAACAACACACACATAGGGAGATTTTCCGGAGGGTACTCACACGGGTCACACCCCCTCCCGAAGTTCCCTAAGAAGTTAGTAGACAGTCCCCTACGAAGTTGGTAAGCTATCCCCATGAGCCGGGAAGTCCGGCCACAAACGGAGGGCTACAGACCGTGAGCGACTACACTCCCGCGCAGACGAAGGCGATCGAGGCCGGCGGAACGAACAACGTCCCCGTTGGGAACTCCCTCGTGAAGAAGGGCATCTTCGAGGACAGCGGGAAGGGACTGCACGAGTTCCGCTTCGTCCCCGTCGGCACGATGGCGAAGGAGATCGAGGCGGAGAAGGAGTACGCGGAGGCGATCGAGAAGGAGGAGAACGAGACTCCCACCTCCGAAGAGTGGGAGATCGCGCAGCACAACGCACGCGAGCGCCACGAGGAGATCGAAGCGCTCTCTGACGAGTACATGACGTGCGATGCGGAGCGCGGTGACGAGATCGAGGCGCGGCTCCGGGAGTTGGGCGCGTTCGTTCCGGTTCTCTCGAAGACGTCGGACGCGGAGGTTCGTCTCGCGGAGGCGATCGACGCGGACGACATGGAGGCCGCGAAGCAGATCATCGAGGAAGCGGCTCCGGCCGTCGTGGTCCGTGACCCGAAGGAGACGCGGTACGCGCACGTCGATCGGTGGACGGACGAGAACCTCCTCACGAAGTACGGGATTCTTCACCGGCGGTTGATGCGGCGGACGCTCCTCAAAGCGGACCGGATGCAGGCGGAGCGGCACTGTCAGAAGGTGGAGAACGAACTTCTCTCCCGTGGCATCCGTCCGGACGGGAAGTAGTCGAACCGGGCCGGCTCCTTCGGGAGCCGGCCTTCCCTCGTGGGAGGAGGCGTAATGGCTAGCGATCTTGCGAAGTTTTTCTCTGACATCTATGACAAGTATGAACTAACGCCGGCAGAGTACCGCGCGCTCTACCGCGCACAGGGCGGCCGTTGCTTCGTGTGCCGACGCGCGCAAGGGAAGTCGAAGCGTCTCGGCGTAGATCACAATCACTTGACCGGTGAGGTTCGCGCGCTGCTCTGCACGGGCAGTCTCAACGCGAACACTTGCAACCGGTTGATTGCGATCTACACGCGCGATGCGCTGATCCGTGGCGCTGCGGTTCTCTCCGATCCTCCGCCGGCTCGAACTGTTCTCGGCGTGATGCGCGGGGAGCACGACGGAGACCCGGAGATTCCCTCGCTCGTGGGGAACCCGGCGTTCCGGCTGCACGAGGTATTGCGGTGAGCTTCGACCGCGCACGGATCCCGGAGAATCCGGCGGAGCACGAGTTCGAGACTGTGATCGTGAGCAACCTCGATCCCCGTCCGGATGACGCTCCGCCGGTTCCCGCTCCCGTGGCTTCGCTCGTGAAGACGCTTGAAGCGGCCGGATGGACGGTCCGCGTCGGGTTCTCTCGCGCGTGGAGGCGCGCGCCGAAGACGGGTCACTACCGGAAGGCGGAGTTCTTCGGCGTGTTCGCCGGGGACCACCCGTCGTGTGAGTTCCGCGTTATCTCTGTGTACTGGCGTTTCGCTGACAAGGCGGAACTCTTCGCGTGGTACCGCGACGTGATGGCTCTCGAACTCGTCACGAAGGCTTCCGGAGAACCCGCCGGGTGGACGTGGCAAGACGGCCGGATCGTGCGTGGCTTCACGCGTCACCGCGTCAAGGTGACGGACATCAAGGAGTTTGCGCGCGTCCGTGGTTCCGTCCTTCCCGGATGGTTCGCCGGCATCGCGCGGCGCTTCGCGGAGCAGGCAACTAAGGCACTCTGCGGAGCACTCGAAGCGCACGATCCGCACGTATGGGAGACCGGAGGCGGGACGGCGAAGTCGTGCTCCGGGAAGGCTACGAAACCGAAGGAAGTGGAGGCTCCGTGAGGCTAGGGCCGATTCTCCCGTGGCCGGACGATCCGCCTCCGCATCCGGAGGACGCGGCTCGATGGGAGCGGTTGCAGCGTCCGATGCGGCTTCGCGTTGCGTCTCGCCGGCTTCGTGAGGCGCGGCAGATCCGAGACGGCGCGAAGCGGCATCGGATGGTGAAGCGGAGGCGCGACGCGCTCCGCAGACTGATGAAGGAGGAGGCGCGTAGATGCGGCGCATCGCGGGGGAAGTCGGGTTCCTCGTGCTCGTGGGATTCTCGATCGTGGGAGCCGTGGCTCTCCGGGTCGCAGCGGCCGTGAGCGACGTTCGGGAACGCTGGGAGCAGTAGGGACGGCCCGGACGCGGTATGCTTCGTCATGCCGCGTCCGGCTCATAAAAACTGTTGGAATGGAGGATCCGTGGCACTGCCGAATCCGGCGCTCGCCGGCCGCAACGGACAGATATGGAAACTGTATTGCCGTGGCCTGAATCAGGAAGCGCTAGCGGAGAAGTTCGATCTCTCGCAGTCTCGCATTTCGCAGATCATCAACGAGGTTCGCGATTCGATTCCCATCGAAGAGCGTGACGCGGTTGTGAAGCAGGAGGTTGACTTCCTCCGGGAGCTTCGCGCCGAAGTCCTCGAACTGTGGGACGCGGACGCTCCGGATCTCGTGTCGAACGGCCGCGTGATCGAGGGGACGAAGGATCACGGCGGACGTCTCGCCGCTCTCGCGCGCGCGGAGTCTCTGACGGCGCGTCTGCATCGCGTGTTGCAGATCGACGCTCCCGTGAAGGTGGATCTCACTCTCGGCGGGGAAGAGGAAGCCACGCGGCGCGCTGCGGCGGAAGCTGCCGTTCACCTCCACGGCGGTACGAATGAGTGACTACCTTGACCATCCGTTGACGCTCGTTGGACTGTGCGCCGTGATCGGCGGGATCCTGCTTCTCGTCACGGCGTGGGCATTCACGGGGGAGTACGAGCGCGGAGGCCGTGACTCGCAGCATCGCCGGCCGCGCAAGCTAGAACCGTGGCACGTCGAGCCATCCGGGGAGCGACCGATCGTCCCGGATACGAAGGTCTCCGCGCGGCATAGACTCGACACGGTACGGGAAGAGACAACGAACCTAGGCGCGTACGCTGCGGACGTGGCTTCCGCTCGTGCGCGCGTGGTGATGATCGGACCGGAGGGGATCGAGGATGGCAATCACACCCGGACGACGCGACGTCTACGACAAGTTGAAAAAGAGCATGGGGAAGAAGAAGGCCGCGCGCATCGCGAACGCGGGGAAGACGAAAGCCGGCCGCTCGAAGATGGCGAAGAAGGCAGCGGCGACGCGGAAGCGCCGTCGCTAAGTTGGTTCCGTCATCCCGGTACCGGCGAATACATCTTCGTTGACGCGGCCGGACGGCAAGTAGAGTGGGACAACGGCGAAGAGGAGCGGTACCCGTCGTGAGCCGTTGGGATGCAGGGTGGCACGGCAGATTGCGCAGCATCATTGCGGATCTGCCGTTCCGTCCACAAGCGGAGCGCATCGCCATTCGGCGGGAACTCGCGAAAGACCCGGTTGCCTTCGCCGTCCTGTACCTCTCCCATCACCTCAAAGACTCTGCCGGCCGCGTCACGTTCTCCGAAGTGCATTACGAGTGGGCACGAATCGCGGAATCGTGGCGCGGCGCGACAGAACCGCAAGAGAACCGGAACGCGTTCATCGCGCCGCGCGAGACGGGGAAGAGTACGTGGTGGTTCCTCGTGCTCCCGCTGTGGGCCGCAGCGAACCATGTTCGGCGCTTCGCTGTGGCCTTCGCCCATGCGGACTCGCAAGCTACCGGGCATCTAGCGACGTTCAAGCGTGAGCTTGACACGAACACGCTCCTCCGTGCCGACTTCCCGGATCTGTGCGAGCCTGCCAGGAAGCAGACAGGAACGACGCTCGCGGACCGGCAAGGGATGCTGCACACGTCCAATGGCTTCGTATTCGCGGCGCGCGGCGTGGATACCGCGTCTCTCGGCTTGAAGGTGGGCGAGACGCGTCCCGATCTTCTCGTCTTCGATGACATCGAGCCGGACGAAGCGCGGTACTCACCCGATCTCGCAAAGAAGCGTCTCGGCACGATTCAGGACGCGCTTCTCCCGCTGAACATCCGCGCGGCCGTCGTCATGGTGGGAACGGTGACGATGCCCGGATCCATCATGCATCAACTCGTCCGTGTTGCTGCCGGCGCGGAAGACAACGAACTCCAATGGATCCGTGACGAGAAGATCAAGCCGCATCATCACGTTCCGATCCTCTCCGACGACGAAGGAAACGAGCGCTCGATGTGGCCGGAGAAGTGGCCGCTCGAATGGCTGCTCTCGATTCGGCATACGCGCTCATACGCGAAGAACTACGCGAACGATCCGATGGGCCGCGATGGCGACTACTGGACTTCCGACGATTTCGTGTACGACACTATGGGACCGTACGCGACGCGATGGATTCTCCAACTCGATCCGGCAGTCACCACGAAGGGCACATCCGATTACACAGGATGGGCCGTGGTCGCGTACAAACCGCCGATGACGGGACCACTCCTCGGAGCGCCGTCCTCGATTCCGCCGGAGAGACCCGTCGTAGAAGTGGTGGATGCAGGTAAGGTGAAGCTCGCCGGGGACGCGCTCCGCTCGTGGGTTCTCCGGAAGCTACAGGAGTGGGAACGCATCAAGGCGGTACGAGTCGAGGTGAATCAGGGCGGAGACCTTTGGTACACCGTTCTTCACTCGCTGCCGGCGAAGCTGATCGTCCACACATCGAACGAGTCGAAGGAGGTTCGCTTCGCGTACGCGCTCGATCTGTATCAGCGCGGACACGTCCTCCACCGAAAGAGGCTCCGGGAACTCGAAGAGCAAATGGTCTCCTTCCCGCGAGCGCCATACGATGACATCGCGGACGCGGCCGTTTGTGGCGAGTTGTTCTTCCTGAACGAGGTTCCGCGCGTGCGGACCTACACGGAATCAAAGGAGTATGCGTAATGGAGCGCGTCTTCATTGTGGACACGCCCGAAGGCGAACGCGTCGCGACGTACGAAGGTCGCGTGATCGTTGCGACCACGGAACAGGAAATCGCGGCCGGTCCGACGCGGCACACGGACGACCCGGAGAACCGCAAAATCACCGTGACTGAGTGGATCGAAGCACATGGAGGGGAACTGTGACGGGTAGCGCAGACCTGATCGAAGGCATGAAGGGTCTCGATGAAGTAGCGCCGTACTACGAGAAGATGTGGCGTTACTTCGCGGAGGATCTCCCGGAGCGGTTCGCGTCGGACCGGTTGAAGCAACTCATCGGGAAGACTGCACAGGACTACCGGTTCCGTCTCTCCCGCGTTCCCGTCGAGACACTCGCGAACCGTCTCGGTATCAACTCGATAGTGTCTTCGCGCGAAGGTGTGAACGCGCGAATCGAGGAGATCCGGCAGGCAAACGACATGGAACTAGTCGAGCCGTACATCACGGAGCGGACGCTCGCTCTCGGAGACTCGTACCTCCTCGTGTGGCCGATCATGGACGAAGAGATCCTCGCGGAGGACACTCCGCCGGATCTCGACGCGATGGCCTCCGGCGTGGAACTCGCGTATCAGTCGCCGCTTTCCTGCCGCGCCTTCTACGACAACGAAGACGGCCGCCGGCAGCGTTTCACGATCCGCCGTTGGAAAGAGAAGACGGCGATCGGGGAGGAAGTGTGGCGCGCGGAGGTTTGGTATTGGGACCGGGTCGAGCCGTTCATCTCGAAGCCGGGATCGAAGGGACTCGACGTCTCGGAATGGGAGGAGTACGCGGAAGACGCAACCGGAACGCGCACGGCCGCCACTCCTGACAACTGGCCGGAGCCGCACGACTTCGGGGAGATCCCGATTAAGCACATGCGGACGGACATGCCGTACGGCCGCAGCGAGATCGAAGACTTCGTGGGAGCACAGAACATCCTGACGAAGGCCACCGCCACGCAGTCTTCGGGCATCGAGTCGAACGGGTGGCGCGAGCGTTACACGATCGCGGACGACAAGGCGATTCTCGAACAGAAGGCGGATATCGTCCCGTGGGAGGACGCGGAGGACGCTCCTCCCGCCGGGCCGGCTCCCCTTTCTGGCCGGCGCACAGGTCCGGGCACGGAGCAGAAGTACCACGGCGTGAAGGGAGTCGGAGAGTTCTCCGCGACGGATCTCCGCGTCTTCGAGAGTCCGATCGATCAGTGGGTCCGTCTCGGAGCCGCTGCTTCCGGAACGCCGTTGACGGAGTTCGATCCTCGTTTCGGCGCGAACATGAGCGGCGTTGCGTGGGACCGGGCGGAACGGCCGATCAAGAAGAAGGAGGCGGACCGGAAGCGGTTCTTCCTCCGGTTCTGGCGTGAGACGTACGAACTCGCGCTCGCGATCGTGGGCATCCGCGACGCGGGGGAAATCTCCGTGAATTGGGCTCCGCCGGAGGTTGTCTCCGATCCGGATTGGTGGGCGACGGCAACGGTCCGCCGCGATCACGGCGTACCGCAGAAGGCGATCCTCCTCGAAGCGAACTACACGGAAGAGCAGATCAAGGCGTGGGAGGACGAGAAGGACGACGACGCGGAGACGCTCGATCGCGCGATCTCCCGAATCGCGCTTCTCGGAGACGCGATGCAGAAACTAGGAGCCGGCGCGACGCTTCTCGGCATCCCCACGGATCGGATCGCAACGCTCGTGGAGGCGCTCCTCGTGGACGCGGGTTCGCCCGGAAAGCTCGTTCTCGAAGAGAAGGAGCCGCTCGAACTCGAACCGGCCGACGATGAGGACGAAGACGATGAAGCCGTGTCGGAGGAAGAGGCGGTACCGGGACGCGATAGCCGCAGCGCTCGCACTCGAAGCGATGCGCGATAAGGGAGCGGTTCGGTTCTACCGCTGCCCGCATTGCGCGGGATTCCACGTCACTTCACAGGAAAGGCGGAACGGTGGAGGTTAAGGACGTCCCTCCCGGCTCACAAGCGGTTGTGATGAAAGTCGGGAACAAGCCGATGCGCGTCGTGGGATGGGTGATGCCGACGCGTGGCGCGATGGGGGAACTTCTCCGCGCCATTGCCGATGAAACCGACGCGATCGAGGAGGAATGGGATGCCGCCACGCCCGAAGCTAGCGGAACGAGCGCCGACGGCCCGGAAGCCTGACGACACGCCGGATGAGGAGACGCTCGCCTTCGAGGAGGCCGTCCTCCGTGACGTCGTGGGCAGCGTGGGAGACGCTCTCGCGGCCGTGATCCGGGCAGTCCTGGCAGCGTTCGAGGGTGCCTCTATCGCGGCCGGAGGGACGCTCTCAGAGGAGCAGGCGAAGGCCGTCGGGAAGGCGGCCGGCGCGCGGATCCGGCGGGAGGAGTGGTACCCGATGCGGCCGGCGCTCGCCGCGTCCGCCGTTGCCGCTCACGCTCTCGGCGTGGAGCGCGCGGCGCGGCGGATGCCCAACGAGACCGCGAAGGCGAAGGCGCGCTCCACGAAGACGCCGAAGAAACGTCCCGTTCCCAATGTGGACGCGCAACTCCGGAAGGCTCTCCGTGAGGCGGAAACCCTTGCGCGGCAAGGGATCCGGAACCGCACGGAAGCCGCACAGGTGGTCGCGAAGGTCTCGAAGGGGAAGGCGCGTGTCGAAGCTGCCGCGCGCAGCATCGCGAACGAGGGGATCAACGCGGGGACGATCGACGTCGCGAAGAAGATGCAACTCCGCGTGATGTGGATTGCGGAGCGGAACGCGTGCCTCGATTGTCTCGCGCACGCGGGTTACGTGGCCGAACCGGGAGACCCGTTCCCGCCGGTCTCGTTCGACCCGAACGCGAAGAAGGTTGCGGCCGTAGCGCTCTGCCCGCTGCATCCCAACTGTCGATGCCAACTCCGCACGACGGATCTCCCCGCCGGTCCGCCGCCTTCGGACCGTTCGAGCCTTTCGCCGGCCGCGCGTCTCGCAGCGGAGGCGCGGCGATCGGTTGTGTACCAATGGACAGAGTACGAATCCGGGCCGGCGATGCAGCGTGCGGCGGAGGCTCTACTCTCCGCCGGAGCCGGCCTCCCTGCTAGTGTTGAGCAACGCGCGCGGCGGATGCTGCGAGCAAAGAAACGAGGAGGCTAACTCGTGGAGGACTTCGCGAAGATCGCGTACGAAGCGTACGTGAAATCGTGTGGCGGGAAGAGCGTCCGTGGTGACGCGCTCCCGTCGTGGGAGGAACAGAAGCCGGAGATCCGCGCACACTGGGACGCTGCCGCGCAAGCGGTTCTCGCGGCCTCGATGGGTGGCGAGTGATGGCGGACGAAGACGACGACAACACGACCGAAGAGACCACGGAAGAGGAGACGGAGGAGACGACCGGAAAGGACGACTCCGACGACGACAACTCCGATGATGCCGACGACGACGGGAAATCGAAGAAGGATCCCGAACTCGAAAAGGCCATCAAGGCGCGCGATCGTGCGAAGCAGGAGAACCGCCGGCTCCGCGCCGAACTCGAAGCGAAGAACAAGAAGAAGGGCGACGAAGAGCCGGATCCTGTCGCGGAAGCGAACACGAAGATTGTTCGTACTGCGGCTCACGGCATCCTTCGCGGTCTCGGCATCGAGGACAAGGAAGATCGCATCGCCGTTCTCGATCTGCTCCGGCTCGATGATGTGACCGTCGATTCCGACGGAGCCGACGAAGACGAGATCGAAGAGCGGATCGAGAACCTCCGCTCGATTCTCGGCGTGAAGACGTCGCGCACGGCGCGCGTTCCGCGTACCGTGAAGACGAACCGGGAGACGAAGGACACGAACTCCGACCCGGACAAGGCGCGCTATAACCGGATCCTCGGACGGCGCTAGCGGAGTGGTCCCGCGTGCCACCTATCCCGCGCGGTCGAGCGGCCGGCTTCCCCACGGAGCCGGCCGTTTCGTGTATCATGCGAAGCAGGCACGGAGCCGGACGGCTTCCGCCGGAACACGCATTGCCGGATGGCAAGCGGGACGATCCCCATCCCTCACGCCATACCGAAGGAGTGTGACCGGCGTGACCACAAACCGTCAGGATCTCGAAAACCTCATCCCCGTCGAAACTTCCCAGGAAGTGATTCAGCGGGTCGCGAAGGTCTCCGTGATGGAGAACGTCGCTCCGCCGGAGACGATGACGTCGGACACGAAGCAGGTCGCGCGGTTCGGCGGGTTCTCCGTCGCCTCCGTCGCGAAGGGCGCGGAGTACGGCTTCTCCACGAACACTCAGGATCTCGTGGACCTGATCGCGCGCAAGATCGGTGGCGCGGCGAAGATCGCGGAGGAAGACCTCACGGACACGATCACCGGCGAAGGCACGATGCGCCGGTACGAGCAGGAGGCCGGCTCCGCGCTCGCGAAGACCTTCGACCACGCGTGCATCGGCACGACGGGTGCGATGAACGGGACCACGATCCCGTTTCAGTCGATCTACAACGCGATCGGTACCGCGCAGTCAACCCCGTGGGGTTCGTACACGGCGAACGCCAACCGGATTCAGGTCCCGCGCCTGACGACCGGTTCGCCCACGCCGGCCGCGACGTGGCTCGACGCGGTCTCGGACTTCCTCTCGCTCTGGGAGAACTCCGACTTCTACGATGAGGGGAATCAGTTCCTCTTGGCTTCGCCGCAGATCAAGGGGATCTTCCGGAAGGTGCGGAACGGCGACTCGGAGCCGCTCTTCATCGACTCGAACCGCAGCGGAGCCGGCGCGAGCCTCTTCGGCATCTCGGACTTCCGGTTCACCACGGGTGCGCGCACGCACGCGACGATGACGGACACGCCGACGGGGAACCCGCTGATCATCATCGGCAACCGGAACGCGTTGAAGCGCGGTCTCGCGCGGACGTCGGCCGGCATGGTTCCCGGCAACCCCGGCGTTCAGTGGCAGCGTGCCGCACAGGGTATCGGCTTCCTCTCGGACGAAGCCATCATGAAGGCGATGATGCGTCGTGCGTTCGTCGTCACCGTGCCGCAGGCCATCGCGGTTCTCGAAATCACGCCCGGTTCGTAATCGACTCCGGCCGTCCGCTTCCCCGTGGCGGACGGCCGGTTCCCGCTTTCCGAAGGAGAACGCATCATGAGTGACGAAAAGAACCTCGAAGGCCAGTCCTTCCGGAACGAGGCGCTCACCGGATCCGGAACCGTCACGGAGGATGGCACGTACGCGGAGCCGCTCCCGGACCCGACGGAGGCGCGCGGTCTCGGCGCGCGGCGGACGTCCGGCGGCCGACTGCTCCCGGATCTGCCTTCCGCCGAGATCGAGGGGAACGGTTCGCCGGCCGGCGACTCGAACCCGGACACGGAGAACGCGAAGCCGAAGACGGCGACGCGAGCGCGCAACTCCTGAGAACTCCGGCGGGGACGAGTGGCCTCCTCCGTCCCCGCCGGCCTCACAGCGAATCAGGGAGTCTGAACAATGGTCGCAACGGGACGAGTCGTAACCGCCGGTCCGGGCGGTTCTTCGTCGTGGGGAGACATCACCGGGAAGCCGGCGACGTTCCCGCCTTCGACCCACTCTCACGCGTACGCCGACGTGACCGACAAGCCGGCGACGTTTCCTCCTTCGACGCATTCGCACGCGTACGCCGATGTGACCGGGAAGCCGGCGACGTTCCCGCCTTCGGCGCATTCGCACGCAGTCTCGGACGTCACGGGATTGACGACGGCGCTTGAAGAGCCGGCGCGCGTGTACGTCCACAACGGAACGACTTACGTCCTGTCCACGACGACGGACATCTTCATCGGTCCGACCGATCCCGGCTCCGGTTTGTGGATTGACACCGATGCCTAGGCTTCGCGCATTTCATGGCGGACAGTGGCGAGACACGCCGCTTCGCGGAGCCGTGGACTTCGACGGACAGCGTCTCGCGTTCGGGCCGGCGGACGAAGAGCCGGTTACCGTGAACGAGTTCTTCACGTTCCCGACTCCGGTGAATCCCGATTGGGCCGACTCGAACACGAACGTTGCGTGTCGGTTCGCGACTACCGCTCCCGGCGACTTCATCGGCGTTCGTTACTGGCGTCCGCCGACGTACTCCCCGAACGGAACCGTCTTCGGCGTGAACGAGGACACGGGAGCAGTCATCGCGAATCCTGTTGCGGAAGCTGTGGACGGAATCCGTGGAGCGTTTGTCGAACTCCTCTTCGCCGCTCCGGCTCCGATCGTCCCCGGCGTGAACTATCTCGCGGCGTATCACACGAGTCGGTACGGCTTCACGCGAGTCACGGAAGGCGCGACGATTCCCTTCCTGACGGAGCATCTCTACACGGATCCGGTTTCGATGGCGGCCGTGTCGAAGTTCCGTTTCGGCGGAGAGTTGACCGGAGGCGCGTTCTCCTCCGCGCCGAACTTTCACTTCAACGTCTCTCCGATCGTGAGGTTCACGTCGTGACCGTCATTGCCTCTTCGGGAACCGCCGTGACGCTTCTCGCACAGTTCGAGAGCGACGGCATCGCAACGGATCCGGAGCTTCCCCTCCTTCTCTCCGTTCTTCCCGCTGCCGGCGGAGCGGCCGTGGTCGAAGCCGTCGAGCCGACCCGGATCACGGCGGGGATCTTCTCGTACACATGGACTCCGCCGGCCGTGACGTCCGTGACGGATTACGTTGCGATGTGGGATCCTGCCGGCGATGACATCGCGGCCGTCGAAACCGTCCGCGTCTTCCCCGCGTCCGCGTCTGTGTGGGCGACCCCGGAACAGGTGAAGGCAGTCACAGGGAAAGAGATCGGAACGGACACGATCGCGGTTGCGTCGAGCATCATCGACACGTTCGCGGGGACGGACCCGGAAATGCCGGCGGACGCGATCTCCGGCGTGGACCGGCGACACCTTCGCCGCGCAACGGCGTGGCAATCGCTGTGGGTCGCGAACAAGCCGGGACTGATCGAGGAGCGCGAGAACGCGTCCACCGTCACGAGCGATGGGCAGTCCGTGACGCGGGAGGATCGCGCGGACGTGATCCTTCACCCTCTCGCGCGTCGGGAACTCGTCTCGCTCTCGTGGGTCGGTACGCGTACCGCGTTCGTCCCGCCGATGATGCTCGCCGCGCAGCGGAACAACTTCCTGAACGAGCGGAGCGATCCCGCGTGGTTCGGCGGGGAAGGAGCGCTTCCGTGATTGCAGTCCCGAATACCACCGTGACCATCCTCGGCGGGAACACGGAGAGCGAATATGGCGACGTTCTCGACTCCGATACGCCGGCAGGTACGGGCATCCCGTGTTCCATTGTGGAGGGACGGCAAATCGTCTCGACGGAATCGGATGCGCAAGCGCGCGCGGTCAACTACTACACGGGACGGCTTCCGAACGGAACAGTCGTGACGGAGAAGAATCGGCTCCGCGACGATCGAACCGGCGAGACGTACTCCATCGACCATGTGACACGGCCGCATAACGCAATGATCCCGCAAGACGTAAGGCTTGATCTCCGACGCGTCCTGTGAGCTAGGCTCGACACGTCCCGACAAGGGACGGACGGACGTACGGACCTAACCCGACAAGGGAGGTGGACGAATGGCATCGCGGACGCGTGTAGTGATCTCCGCTCCGGGACTCGTCCACCTTCGCCGGGTCGTGGACGCGGAACTCGTCCACCCGATCACGGACGACGTCGCAGAGGACGCGCGGAGGTACGTTCCCGTCCTGTCTGGTGACCTTCTCTCCACGATCGAAGCGGAGCATCTCGAAGGCGAAGGCCGCGTTCACTGCGGCGACGTTGGGCGCGGCGTTGATTACCATTTGTACCAAGAGTTCGGGACGTCCAAAATGTCCGCGCAACCGTACATGCGGCCGGCGCTCTACAAGACGCGGAGCGTGGGTCAATGACGCTGCCTAGCCTCCACCACCCGACAAGCGAAGCCGTCGCCGTAGCGTGGCTCTCGACGTGGTTCCCGGTAGGGGTGGCGACGTCCCTCCCGAAGCCGGGTACGTGGTCAACGCTCTCCGGCTCGATTCAGGGGTTCGCGACGGTCTCCATCGTGGGAGGCAGGATCGCCGGCGGCTTCGGCCGAATGCCGGTTGTCTCGCTGGGAACGTGGGCCGCTGTCCCCGGCTCCGATAACCCGCAGTGGGGAGCCGCGTCGCAACTCGCGGAGAAGATCGTTCGTCTCGCGCAGACTCCGACGTTCGATCCCGTGTTCGTCCGGCAACGCGCCGGGTACGAACGCGCACTCGTCCACTCGATCAGTCTCGTATCGGAGCCGAGACGAATCCCGGACCCGGACGCGTCCGCAGCACATTTCGAGACGGAGTTCGTCCTCGTGTGGACGGCCGAACCGGACTAACCCGAAGGAGACGAAATGCGAACCATCGTGACGACGATCCGCCCGGACGAGACGATCGACGTCGAGGAAGACGAGTTCCTCGATCTGCAACGGCAAAACCTCATCAAGGAAGACAAGACGCCGGGAACGGCGAAGGCGAAGAAGGAGACCCCGAATGCCTAGCGCATCGAACATCATCGCCGGGCCGGCGGAACTCTTCCGCGCGGACTTCGGCGCGACGGAGCCGCTCGACACGGCGGTAACCGATCCGATCGGAGCGCCGTTCGCTTCGCTGGGAGGCACGGACGACGGCGTAACGCTGAACGTCTCCCACGAGTGGATGAACCTCCGCATGGATCAGATCATCGACTCCGCCGGCAAGCGCAAGACGGGTCGGACGATCACCGTCGCGACGAACCTTGTCGAAGGCACGTTGGAGAACCTCCTTCTCGCCATCGCGCAGAGTGCCGACTCCATCGACACGGGCGGGACCGGCGGTACCGCGTGGCGTGGCTTCGAGGTGGAGGGGGACGACTCCGGCGAGGAACCGGAGTATTCGTCCATCATCCTCCGGGGACGTGCTCCCGGCGGGAAGCGTCGCCTCTTCATCCTCCGGAAGGCGTTGCAGGTGGAGGACGTCGAGAGCGCGTACAAGAAGGATGACCAGTGGCTCATTCCGGTCACGTTCGAGTGTCATTGGGTCTCGACGTCGATCCGCCCCTTCCGGGTCGTGGAGAGCGCCGCAGCCTAGGGTGTGACCCGTGTGAGTACCTTCGGGAAAATCTCTATACACGGAAGCTCTTAGGGAGATTTTCCTAGGGGTACTCACACAGGTCACACCTTCCCCATTTTCCCAGGTCAGAGGAGGCCACCTCAAATGTTCAAGATCGACACTTCCGCTCTCCCGCAGTCCACGAAGCGCGAACCGCTCTTCGAGATCGACGGCACGGAGTACACGATCCCCGTCAGTCTCGGCGGGGAGATCGGGCTCCGCGCGACACGCATCGTGGAGGAGAAGGGAGAACTCGCGGGAGAACTGTTCGTCATCGATCAGACGATCGGTCGCGAGGCATACGACGCGCTGTGCGCCGTGGAGAACCTCCCGAAGAGCGTTCTCGCGGGGATCATGTCCGTTTGCCGGGAGAAGGTGTTCGGCGGGATGGAGCAGGAGGGAAAAGGCTAAGGGAGCGAGTCGCGCAAGTCGCGTGGATCGTTGACCACGAACGCGACGTTCTCGCAGACTTTCGCGCGATCTATCACCTCTCGTGGCCGGACGCTCTCGCTCTTCCCGGACCGGAGTTTTTCGCTCTCGCTGTGCGCCTTCCCGCGTACGCCGGAGTAATGAAGATCCGGGCCGAAGAGCAGGATCGTAAGACGAACAGGAATGTGAAGCCGGGAGCGAAACTCGTGGACAGCGAACGGCACGCGATCGAGGCGGATCCTCTTCTCGCGGATCTGATCGAGTTCGGATAAGGGAGTCGGGATGGCGGACGGTTTCAAGATCGCAGACGCGTACGTCGCGGTTCTCGCAGACATTGACGAACGTGCGATCACATCGTCCGCCATCACGGCCGGCGACACGGCCGGCTCCGTCATGGGGCAGCGGACCACATCGGGATTCACGAAGCGGCTCCGGGACGAGAACGGGAAGTTTGTCTCCGCCGGCCGCATCTCCGGCGAAGGAGTCGGCAAGGGAGCCGGCGACGGCATCGGGGACGGCGCAACCGGGAAGCGTGGCCTTCTCGGCAAAATCGGCGGGATGCTCGGCGGAGCCGGCGGTCTCGCGGGTGGCGTGATGTCCGGCGTTGCCGGCATGGGTCAAAAGCTCGGCGGGATGCTGCCGGCCGTCATGACGAACCCGTACGCGCTCGCGGCTGTTGCTGCGGCCGGCGCGACGCTCGCTCCCGCGCTCGCGGCCGGTCTCTCCGGCGCGCTGATCGGCGGAGCCGGTCTCGGCGTTCTAGGTCTCGGCGTGATGATCGCGAAGGAGAACCCTCGCGTCCAAACCGCTGCGCGCGGTTTGGGTAACCGCTTGAAGTTGGAGTTCACGAAGGCTGTCGGTCCGCTGATCACGCCGATCGTTGAATCCCTAAAGACGATGAACAAGT